TAATTTGATTTGGTATGGTTGCAAGAGAATGTGAACCTCTAAGATGTGCAAGACTAACTTCTAAACCTTGTTCGTGTGAAATTTTTCCCTCTGGTCTTTTAAGATGTGCAACAATAAATATTCCACATTTTAATTCTTGTACTAATCTTCTTAACGAAGTCATTATGTTATCTATTAATCTTCGTTCATCTCCATCTGATAATGCTGAAATAAGTATTGATATATGGTCTAGAAAAATTATTTTACAATTTGACGCTTTAACCATGTACCTAATCTTATTCATTACGTCATCACAATCTGATGAACCTAAATGGTTATAGAAAGCAACATACTCTTTTACTTGCTCCCATTCTTTTATAATTTTTTCATCAGAAGTTTTCTTTCTAACTTCTGGGTCATGAATTAATTTATTTAATGGAATTGAAACAAGACCTTGAATACTTCTTGCAACACTTTCTTCTAAACCAATATATCCAATTTTAATTTTTTGATTTATAAGATGTAAAGCTATCTCACGACAGACCTGACTTTTTCCAGTGCCAGTACCTGCAGTTAATAAATTTATTTCTCCAAGTCTAATGCCAGATAATTTTTTATTGAGACCATTCCAACAGTAAGGATAAGTTTCAACATATTCATTTTTTAAAAGTAAATCTTTAGTTTCAGTACCCTCTATAATTCCTGCAGGAGAGTATGTTTTTGCTTCCCATACTCCATCTATAATTTTATTTTGTTTTCCTGCTTGAAGTAATTCACTTGCATCTTTAGCTTGAAGTTTTGCTATCTTGGCTTTTCTTACAGGTAAAATATTTGCACATTCTATACTAGCTTTATTTCCTGCTTCATCTTGGTCAAACATTAAAACTATGGTTTCAAATTTAGAAAGCCATTCTAATTCTCTTAAAATATATTTCTTTGCTGAAGCTGCACCTGATGGAACTGATACTACTGGAAACTTATTATTCTGACATTGAGAAACAGACATTGCATCTAATTCTCCCTCTGTAACTACGACCATTCTTCCGCCATCTCTCCAAAGGTTTTGTCCGAATAAAGTGATTTTATCTGTATCTCCTAACCAAATAAATGATTTGTCAGGAAAACGAATATGTTGTGCTACCCTATTATATTGTTTGTCAAAATAATTAGATATATGGCAATGCTTACCATTATAAATTCCAGTCTCATAATTAAATACTTTACAGGTTTCTGAAGTAATCTTCCTTTTAGGAAGTGCTTCTATTTTTCCTGTTATCATCTTGTGTTCCTTTTCTTTTTTGTTGATTGTTTTTAGGTCAAGAGTTTGACCATCTGTTTTTAAATAAATGCGGCAACCGAAACAGTACGTATGGTTTTCGTAGATTGCTAAATTATCTCGGCTACCGCAATTATTACAAGGAGCATGGCGAAGAAACTTTTCATTAGATTGTTCCATCATCACGCAATTCCTGTAAATCGGCTTCTGACGTTAAACCATCTTGGAATTTGTAATTAGGAATATCCTCATTCAATAAATATTCCCTAACATCAAAACTAGGACAGAACTTTTTATCATCTAAGTCTCTGTGTCCAACTATCTGTGCGTCAGGATATTTTTTAATTAATCTTGTTAATTCTTGTTTTAAACTTTCAAATTGTTCCCCAGTGAAATTATCATCTTCAAGTTTCCAATTTTCTTCTTTTGCTCCACCAATTAGGCAAACTCCAAAAGAATTATGATTATAACCTTTGACATGTGCTTGAACTTCATTATCTTGACGACCTTGTTGAACTTCGCCATCACGTTTAATAACAGTCCCATATCCAATTTTTAACCACCCATTTGTTCTGTGTAATCTATCTATCTCTTTTGCTCCCCAATTTTGACTTGGACGAGTTTGAGAACAATGAATTACAATATATTTAGTTTCTTCTCTTGCCATAATAATTTTCTAAACCCCACAAACTCCTTCACAATTATCTAACTGTCCAAAATCGTAGGTGTCTTCTTTAATTTTTTCTTTGAAATCTATTTCGTTAATTGGTTTACAATCTCTGTGTAAAAATATTTCATCTTTGTTTTTTGTTCCTAATCTTATTCTTCTGTCAAAATTAATAACCTGTTCCCATTCATCTTCATGATTTAATTTTAAATCAAGCCATTCTTGATTAGTTTTAAAAGGACAATAAACACAAGCTGAACGTGGTGGTTTTCTATTGTAATATTTTTCAAACCACTCAATACAGTCCTGTCTTCTTAATTTTAAATCAATTAATGGATATTTATTTTCGACCCAATTAATTCTATTACGTTTCATTCTGATTATTTCGTCATAAGAAATACCCATTAATAATTCTACATGAGTACCCTTCTTTCTTTTTTCGCCTTTTTTTAATTCAAGTAATTCTCTAATTTTTTGATGAACAGGATTTATTTTGTACCGAGAAGTGCATTGACGTTTTAATAAACCCTTCTTGCCAGTTTCAGAATTAACAGTAAAAAATGGAATATCTATAAATTTATATTTTCCAATACCTTCGGCATTTTCAATACTGTCTTTAGTTAAATCACCAAAACTTACTATATAAATTGGATAAGATACTTGTGATTTAAGCCACTCTAAATGTGTGTAAACACTTTTTCCTTCTGCTTTCGTATCTGCGAAAACTGCACAAGCTACTGGTGGAATTTCCCTTTTTTCTATCATTAAAGCTAATGTTGAAGATTGAACTCCTGCACCTAAAGATAATATTCTCATGTTAATTTTCTCGTTTTGTTTTAATTTCTTTTAGCCATTCATCTGGGAATGGAATTTTTGTTGATTGGACACAATGGTATTTAAAATTATTTAACTCACACCACTTGCCATAAGTTGTTAATGATTTTTTTCCTATTTTGGTTTTTGAATTTGAAAAGATAAAACGAATATCCAATTCAGGTTTTTGTGCCTTTATTAATTTGTGCTTCTTTCTATCTTGTGAATTGAAAGCACCTTTGGCTTCCACAATAAAAGAATTATTTATTGGGAAGTCAGGTGTGTAGGTTTTCTGTTGAGTAGGTAGTTGAAATATAATTTTCATTCCCTCATAAACAAAATGAATTTTTTTGTTTTTAAGTTCTTTGTAAATTATTTCTTCTAATCCTGATTTTAACTCAACCTTGTCAGAAATCCGAACTCGTTTGTACTTCTTGCGGTTGTGCATTTGAGTTCTCTTTCTCAGGTTTAGCTTCAAAACCATCTTCTTCTTTGAAGATATTATTTGATTTACCCTCTACTAGTTTAATTACTTGAACTGCTTTTAATCTGAGACTTACTCCTGCACCTAACATTTGTGTGAAATAAGGAACAGGTTGATATGCAATTTTCATAATTGAACCACCCCATATACTCGTACTTGGAGATATAGGATTTTTCTTACTATCCAAAAGCTGTGGTCTTTGAGTAAACTTTTCTTGTGTCTTTTTGTTTACACCACTAGCTTTCATTTTGAATTTGAAGAAAACATTACCGCTTTCTTCTTTGTAAGGTTTAGGTGCAGATTTAACTTTTTTACCTTTATTGTCTTTTTCGGCTTTAGCTAGACTGTCTTCTATAGCTTGGTCTGTTTCTTTAACCATCTGTGAAGCGTCTTGTTTATCTATTTTTAAAGTTACCTTAAATTCTCCATGTTCATTAAAACGAACATCAGGTTTCATAAGGTGAGGATATATTGCTTCCCCTGCTACACTTACCTTAATTGGTATATCACTCATAATTTAACTCCTTTTATTTGTGATTGAAAAGCTAACTGTTTAGTTAGCTACTAGTGGAACTTTATACCCACTAGTGCATAGATATTGGTTTTAAAAAAACTAGATGCAGAAAAATGTAGACTTTTTAACTTGGTCTAAATCTAATGTACCTGTTTTCGGCATTTCTGGGAATTTCTTCAAATTCTTCTCAGATAGCATTTGTCTCATTTCATTAGCAAAATTAGTTAAAACATCTTTTTGATATACCTCACAAAAAGCATCTCTAATTGCATTTGCCATAGTTTTTGTATCACTAACAGTACAACCAAAACTATCATGTATTAAACTAAAGTTATCAACTCCTGCTTCTTTAGCTTTAACAACTGCTACCTGCAGAACTGCCGCATCTAAAGAATGAATAAAGTTTGGACATACACTTTGTGCAGTTTTTCTTTTATCAATTTCTTCAGTATCAGTAGCTATTGACAATTTAACTATACTATCTCCCATTTTTGTCTTCACTCGTTTACTTTCTTTTTTATAGCACATCATCTGAACTGGAAAATTTGTTACAGGTGTATGCCAACAAACTGGAAGATTTTCTGATGCAACTAATCTTGAAATAGTTTTTAAGAATTTCATTATTGATTTTGCACCTACTACAACTTCATTTATACATTGCCAAACAATAGGTGTTAAATAGTTTGTAGCTTTAAATAAATCATCTCCAAATTTATGTTGAGTTCCTCTTTCATTTAATTCTTTGACAACATGGTCTTCTAAATATTGTCTACAGGAATACATAGTTAAAGAGTAAGGTAAACACATAACTGATTTTTTACATATTTTTCTATCTATTCCATAATCCAACCAAAGAGGAGCAAAAGTAGCATCACGATATTTTTTCTTTTCATCATCTACTCTAGGAAATTTTTGAAAATGTCGTAATTTTTCAGTAACTTTATTTGCTACTAAATTATAAACATCACTTGGTCTATTCAATGGAACTAAGTTTGTAGCTTTTCCCCCAAATTCATCTCGCATCATTGCGGAATAATGTTGAAGTCCGCTATTGCTACAATCTGCTTGAATAGGAAGTGTGGTAATAAAGTCTTTAGAATACTCAGTTTTATCCCATTCTCTTAGTTCATAACAAAAGGCAAGGAAACAAAATGGTTTATCAGCACTTGCCCACCATGTGTTTTCTAAAGGTGTATCAGCACAATCAATAATCTTTTGAGTATTATCTCTAACCCATTGAACTCTTACTGATAGTTCCTCTTTGTCAACTTCTCCATATAAGTTTGCTCCTGCTATAGCAAATGTATCAAAGTTATCTTTAATTCTTTTTCCAAATTTAAACTTTAATAATGCTCTAGAATAATCTGCAGATTGTGGAGATAACATTGCAGGTTTTGGATAGATGCGTCCTCTAAAATCCAATTGATAAGGATAAAAGAAGCCACCCTTTTCTATAAGCATTTTAGCTTCTTCCATAATCTGACGTACTTGTATGAATTTAGAGTTTTGTTTTGCTCTATTGGAATAAACCTTAGATGCTTCTCTTTTCCATTTAATAGTAGCTTCTTGATTAACTCCTATATCAACAGGTTTTATTGGAAGTTCTATTGTTTGTGGATTTACTGGAAGTTTGCCTAAAGGAAAGTCATTTAACATACAGGTATTAATAACCTCATATATAGGTTTATTAATGACCCATTCTGTATGTTGCATGATATTGACCGATTGATAAACAATAGGCATTTCATGGACTTTATTTTTAAGTTCTTCTAAGTATCTTCTATTGGTCGCTTTTACTAGGTTGTAGTGCATTATTTTTGCTCCTTATTTTTAGACAAAGTATTACTAATTTCCTTTGCTGATTGTTGTTTATAGTTATGCTTTTTGCCATAGTAACCACCAACAAATGGGTTTTCCCACTCTCTTGGTGGCATAAGCATTGGCAAATATTTCGGATAAAGACTTTCATTCCTAATATTAAAGTTCTTTATTTCATCAATAATTTTAGGTGTAGCTTCAACGTAAGTAATTGTTTTAATTTTATTACGTTTTCTATTTTGATGTTTAATAAGTCCTAGTTTTTCACAATAGGATATTAATTTACAACCAAGATGTAATCTCCCCTCTTTACCCCAATCGTCAAATTCAAGTTCATGTTTGTTCATACAATATGTCCAAACATTACGTTTATATTGATACCTGTTGGCGTTCTGAGGAATGTTCTTCCCAATTAGTCTTTTAGCTACTTGGTCATATTTCTTTTTTTCTTCATCTTTAAAAATAGTTATTCTGGCTTCTAACATTAAAGCACTACCTATTTTTATAGATAATTTATTTAATGTCGTCTCAGTAGAAATTCCATCAATAATATTTTTTAAAGTTATAAGAGATACAGTGTCCCAAACACTTGGGTTCTTATCTTGAAATACACCATCAAGAAAAGCTGACTGAGGTAAACATTGACATAATAATTTTAAAGCAGTTTGTTTATTTCCTGCTTCTCCGCTAATCATTGTCTTTATCTCGTTATTAACTATATCCGATAATTTAGTGATGTATTTTTGTTGAAGTACAATTCCGTATAATGTTGTACTTTCTTGATTATCTAAAACTGCATCTTTGATTAGTTTTTGGTATCTTGAAACACCGCCTCTAATCATAGCTTCTTCAAACTGCAGTTCTTCTTCTATCTTCTTTGTATAATCTTCATTTTTTTGGAACTTTCCCCCAACACCAACTTTTACTAATTCCTCTAATTGTTGTTGAAGTAGTGTCTTTTGTTCTAATGTACTCATACTGTTCTTATCCTTATTAAGTTAAGTATGCAGTAGTGAACGTGTTGCATTAACAAATGGCGTACATTGATACATTTGTTGCATTTGTTGCAGAAACTACCCACTAGTGCATACATGTTTATTTTAAAAAAAGTATGTTGGTATTGCTGAAAAATATGCAGTAGTGGGTATGTATTGATTTGGTAGGTAAATCCTAAGTCTAGCCAATGACCTAGAAGCCGCACTTTCTCTATACATACCCTTTCTACATTGCAACATTTTTTTCTCAATGCAACATACACTGCAACAAATTTTGAAAAACAAATCGTATCTACCGATTTATTCTTCCCAGAATTATTGCTTTTTCTGGTGGGCAAGGAGAGACTTGAACTCTCAAGGATTGCTCCGTCCGCTCCTAAGGCGGGTGCGTTTGCCAATTTCGCCACTTGCCCACAAACGAAAGCGAAATTAACAGATAACATTTTTTGTTCAACCCTTGTAGTCATTATTATTTAGTCCTTATTCCTACTGTTGTGTCCTATCATGGTATTTTGATTATGAAGATAATTGTCAAATTCATCATCTGACAACTCAGCAATTTTAATTGCTCTTTCATAACCCTTTGCAGTAGGTTGAATGTAATACCTTTGTGCAGTCTCTACACAAGAATGTCCTGCCATTTTAGAAAGGACTTTTGGTATTACTCCTCGTTCTCCCAGTCTAGTGCAGAATGTTCTTCTCGTTATGTAAGGCGTAAAATCTTCAATCTTACATATCTCCTTATATTTCTTAAACAATGCTTCAGTTCTATGTTTAGAAATTTCAAACATTCTTTGAGACTGCCTTGTAAGAGCAACATCTTTATATCTTTTAGCAATTTCAAATGCTCTCTTACTTAAAGGTAAATTAATTGATGGTTCTTTTGTTTTTTCTCTCCAAAAACAAATAGTACCTTTTTTCCAATTAATATCCTTTATGGTAAAAGTACGAAATTCAGTCTCGTACCTCATGCCTGTATCTATCAACCAATAAAAAGCATCAGCATACTCATTATCTCCAAGTTCTTTAGCTTTGGCATAGACTTCGTGTTCTTCATCTATAGTTAAAGTATGCTTATCTTTTACTTTACCAATCGGAAGATTTTTCCACCCATAATTAGAAATTTCTTGTGGGTCAGGATTAAGAACTTTATCTTTGTTCATTTTGCCATACTTAATAGCATGGGCAATACAACATCTGATAACTCCTAATCTTCTATTGATAGTATTGGTTGTTACAGTACCCAAGTTATTCATTTTACGTTCCTTTACTCTTTTCTTTAAAAAAGAAATAAAGTTGTCGTAGTTTTCATGGGTTTGTATTTCGTGCATGTCAATACTTTTAGGAAAGAACGCAAAGATGTCATTAGCTAAAATAGTAACACCTCTTTCTTGTGCTTTACCTTTCCATTGTTTTTCAAAAGTAGCGTCATACACTTCTTTTAGAGTAGCTACTGCACCCTGACGTTTAACTTTAGGTGTTTCAATGCCATGAGTAGCAATATGCTTTAAAGCTAAAACTTTTTCTTTCTTAGCTTCATCTAATGCTTCCACAAAAGCAGCTTCATACTGAAATGAATTATACTTTTCTGGTAGGTCTAATCTAACAGTTTTACAATCAGGAATTATTTTCATAACTCCTGCATCTGTAACCTGCTTTCTTGTCTGTATGATTAGAGATACAGACTTCTTACCTTTACGAACTCTAATACCTTTAGGTAATAAAGAATGTAAATGTATCTTCTCTGTTTGTGCCATAGTTTTTACTCCTTATGATGCTCTCATTCCTATGTTCACTATACTTCGGAACTCCTTAACATTAGGTTGATATACATTTGTTGAACCAATTAAATGTTTTTGGAACTCCTTTCCTTTTATAGATAACTTCATGCTTGTTAATCTTGCATCAAATGGATTGTCAGAATATCTAACAAGTTCAAGTTTCTTAGCAAGATACGAAAGTATTCTACTCAAAGAACTTTGGTTTATTGGTATTCCAAATATACTTCTGTAATTTTCAGAAATTTTATCAGTCTGCATATTATCTTCATGCATACACAACAAAACTTTGAAAACACATATATGTTGGAATGGAACTCCATTTCCATGTAGCTTTACCCCCCCCCAGTTTCTTTTCCTTTTCTTTTATTCGGTCAAGAAATAGTCGGTCAAACTGTAGGTTATGAAGAACTTTTTCTATTGATGTATTTTGAACCATCTTCTTTATCCTTTCTGTGTTGTTTACTAAATTTCAACACAGTGGCATTATGGTTCTGTTGTATAGTCATTCTTAACAATGCCCTCGCAATTTCCCAACGAGGACTATCATCAAACAATAAGACATCTTTTTCTTTTTGAGTTTTATCAAAACTATATTTAATTTTGATATGTCCTATTTTGACTGCACATGTTCTTTCAAGCTCGTTATTCGCTACAATAACTTTTTTGAAAAAAGGTAGCTTACTTATTGCAATATCTCCAAGTTCTCCTTTTGGATATTCGTCTCTAAGATTTTCTACAAAGTAATTAAAATCACTTTTGCTCCCTAGACGACATCTCAGGAAATACCAAAGTTTGCAGTATGTTTCAGCAAGTACCATAAGCATCTGTGTCATATTTAATTTAGCGTACATTTCTTATACCTGTTTTCCTCTCTATGCACAAGTGTTTTATATTAGTATCAACCACAGGTTTTATGGTGTTTTTTGAAAAAATAGATAATTTATTGACACTTTGAGCATGAGAAGCAGAGACCTGCGTTCCCATACTGTTAAGTGTATTCTTAAAAGAATTGTGCATCAGTTAATCCAAAAAATCTTCTGGTGTTTGATACACGACAACTTCAGCTTTCTGAAAAGGTGCTTCGGCAAAAGAACTAAATTTATCTTTAGTGTCTTTAAGTTTTTTAGCAACCTTACCAACTGCCTTAGTTGTTTGCAGTGTTGTTCCATCAAGATGGTCTAACACCTTAGTTACTATTTGCATTGTTGTTTTCCTTACTCGTTTCAGCTTCTTGAATTTGTCTAACTCTTTCTCTTGAGATGTTAAACATTGTACCCAATTCCTGTAAGGTTTTGGGATTATCAGAAAAAACCCTATGATTATAAATTGCTTTATTTCTTCTTACAATTTCGTCATCTGTTAAAGGTCTTCCATCAGTATGTACAAAGTTATTGTCCACACTCGGTTTGTCTAAAGCTATGCAGTCAAGCTGTTTTCCTGCACACTTCATAGCAACAGCATCAACAATTACTTTGTCGTCTTCATGACAAAATACAATTGCTAATTTATTGACAGGAATATTTTTTAAATTTCCCTTGTCTATTTGATACTGTATGTAGTCTCTGTACTGTTCATAGAATTTAGCACAGTGTTCGATTGTCTTCGTTATGCTCAGTGGTGCTGAACATATCGTCTTACTTTGCTTTTTTAAAAGCTCCATTGTCTCAATAGATAATGAAGCATTACTGTACTTAGAAGTATCAGTCATTATTACCTTACCCAAATCCTTTACTTGGTTAATTTTTTACTGGGTATGTTTATGCAGACAGAAAGGATTTGGAAATTATACCTACACAAACTTTTACCCAGTACAGTATGAACACAAGCCAAGTTTATGTAGCGTAAGAAAGAAAGGATATGGTGCGTACATAAACTTTTATTAATTATAAAACTTGTGTTCATAATTATGTTATAGCACGTCCAAACAAATATTTCCCTGTTTCGGATAAAATGAAAATTGCAGTGGTACTTAAAATTTCCAATGGCACTTGAAAAAGTTTTCACATGAAAATGTCAGATTTTTTTTCGTATTAGAGTTGTTATTTTAGTTTTACTTTTTTAATAGCTTTATTAATCTCTTTTATTTCGTCTACGGACTTAACAGAAGTATTTAACAGCTTATCGTAATACTTTTTGTGTAAGTCTTGAAACTCTTTGAATTTTAATGTGAAGTCTGTGTATGACATTTTTTTAACTTTATATTCTTGAACCCATTTGTCATAGTAATCAGACTTATATAAATTTCCGAGAGTATATTTTGCTTTTTTAGCATCATGGTGTTGCTTATATTTTTCATTGTAATAATTGACTAGATTAATTACACCTAATGAACCCCTAAAATGCTCTTTAATTACCTTGTGTTTTACCCACCTAGTATTATTAGCTGTCATACCTTCGCATATATAAAGAAACGCTTCTTTAGCATTTACATTCATTTGCTCACATACTGTTCTAAGATTAATAAACCCTGATATATTCAGTCCTTTTGGGTTCTTTTTATATGCCTTTGCCACCAATACAGGATTGTCTATATCTGCATTAGTCATGAACCTATTTAAACCAACACCAGTAGTAGGTTCTCTTTTTGCTCCGATAGGTTTTCTTGCAGGTATTGGAGTTGTTAGTAAACTAGCTATTCCTGATTTGTTATTAATACCTTTATAGTACAGGTCAGATAAAAAACTAGTAAGCTGTGTAGGAATTTTAGGACTTAACTTCTTCTGAACTTTTTCTAATTGTTTCTGAGTATCTACTAATGGTTTTGAAACCTTTCTTATCTTATTCATAGACTTTTCTAATTCCCACATGGGTTTCCAAACAGACTGAACTTCAGGTGATGTAATATTTCTTAATGCTCGAAGTCCTTCATCAACTGAACCCCAAGTTCTTTTTAAAATTTCTTTATGATGTGGTGCAATATCCCAAGTAGATTTATCTCCACCTAATAATGAACCTGATAACATTTCTTCGAAGATGTCTACTTTCTCAGCTTTACCTTCTGATGTCTTAATAACAAAGGTAGACTTTTTCTTTTCTTTAAGTTTTCGAACTATTGGTTTTACTTTTATTTTTGTCCATTTTTTCATGTGTCAGTATCAATTGTATAACATAACAAAGTGATATGATGTAAGTTAAAAGTGATATGATGTACACAACTATGACAATAGAAGTGATATGATGTAAAAAACTATGACTGTTGAAAGTGATATGATGTATGCAACTATGACAATAAAAGTGATATGATGTATGCAACTATGACAAGTTGAAATTTTCTCTGTTATTTTTCAATTATTTTCTTTTCTTTCCTCTCTTATTTCAGCAACATTGTTGATAAATATTGCACATAATCTTTGATTTACATCTTTAAATTGTTTGTGCAT